AAAGCAGAAGCGCTGGATGTAGATTTTGTAAGTGATGTATCAGTTGCATCACATGGTGTTACTATTGGTTTAGACCAGGATGGTAATGCGTTTTCAGTTGGTGCCGGTGGTCTTACCGTATCAACAAGTGATACTAGTCAGATTGGTATAGAGTATGGAACAACTATTATGGGTATCACAGGTAGTGCTGCATATGACTATACTACAGACGATGAACACACTCTAGGTTTTGATACTTCAGTAGCTGTTTTTGGTATAGACTTGGATGCAGGTATTGACTGGAATGTTAATGATGCAGAGTTTAGTGGTAGTTTTGGTAGTGGCTTCAATGCATTTGGTTTAGACGGAAGTGCTACTACGAATTGGGATCTTGATGATTTTAAATATGAAGGTCTTGATGTAGATGCTGGTTATACTTGGGCAGTGACAGATAGTTTTTCTGTTCGGCCTAATGTTTCAATCCCCTTTGACGAAGATTTTAGTCGAGGTGATTTAGTAGCCGGTATCTCAGTAAGTTTGTCTTTTGGGTCTACTTCACAGTAAACGCTTGACAAACTCTATTAGGTATGTTATACTTAATAGTATAGTTATGAGATGTTTGTGAATAAGTTTAATACAAATAATACGATTAATACGAGGAATATAATATGAGTTTCGCAACTCTAAAACAAAGCTCTGGTAAGTTTGACAAACTACAGGCTGAGCTTGAAAAACTAAACAATCCTGTAAATACTAATAATTTTGATGATGATAGGTTCTGGAAACCAGAACTTGATAAGACTGGTAATGGTTATGCTATTCTCCGGTTTCTCCCACAACCCGAAGGTGAAGATTTGCCGTGGGTTCGTATGTGGAGTCATGCTTTTAGTGGTCCCGGTGGTTGGTATATTGAGAATAGCCTAACTACTATTGGAAACAATGACCCTGTTTCAGAATACAACACTGAACTATGGAATAGTGGTCACGAATCTGATAAGGAGATTGCTCGTAAGCAAAAACGGATCTTAAAATATTATGCAAACATTTATGTTGTGAATGATCCGAAACATCCTGAGAATGAAGGTCAAGTTCGACTATTCAAATTCGGTAAGAAAATCTTTGATAAGATTACTGAAGCGATGAATCCGGCTTTTGATGATGAAGAAGCATTGAACCCATTTGATTTATGGAAAGGTGCTGACTTTAAGTTGAAGATCCGTAAGGTCGATGGTTATTGGAACTATGATAAGTCGGAGTTTGCAACTCCAGCTGCTCTTTTAGATGATGAAGCGAAACTTGAAGAGGTCTACAAAAGTGAACATAGCCTACAGGCGTTCTCCAAGTCAGACCAGTTCAAGACATATGATGAACTGAAAGAGAAGTTGAATAAAGTTCTTACAGGTGCTGGTGTAGGTAAAACTACTGCTGAAATTTATACATTAGGCAGTGGTGCATCTAAAGAAGCCGCAGTAAAAGCTTTTACTCCACCTAAGGAGGAAGTTAAAACGACTCCTGTATCAGATACAGGGGATGAGGAGACTCTCTCATATTTTGCTAAGTTAGCAGAAGAAGATTAAGTTGTAACAAAGGGGACTTTCGAGTCCCCTTTTTTTATTTCTCTGATGGGTGATGTGGAAGTACTTTAGTATCTTCTTCTGGTTCAGGCGTAGGTGTTACGTCAGGCTGTGGTGCCCGTTGTGTATTCCTTTCATTATAATATTCCATATAGTCAAATTCTAAAGTAGTAAGTTCATAATCTAACAATTGAAACATACCTTCCCTATTAATCATTAGTGTAATAACTTCTCCAATATCCATCTCTCTTATAATTCTATGGAGGTCACTTAAATGATTTACTGGGTCACCATTTATAGATACAATGATATCATATTCTTTTAGGCCTTGTGATACAGCCCATTCAGTTTCTTCTGTTTTAAGAACTATTACACCAAAGATATCTGGCAATTTTACTGGCGCTGCTGGTGCTTCTAAGAATGGATTTGCAGGGTCTTCCCAAGCAGCCACAATACCTCTTCTAGTAAACTCTTGGAAGTTAAATGCAATAATACCTAGTGCAGGTCTTACAACCAGTCCATCTTCTAACATTTTGATGATAGAGAAATTAATAATATCTCCTCTAGTAGCATAACCAAAACCAGTATAAAGAGGACCCTCTTTACCAGGTGGTTGTAAAATGTAAGTATTGATACCTACAAGTTTACCATCTTCATTGATAAGAGCCCCACCAGAGTTTCCTTTTTGAATCTGTGCAGTATGTTGTAAGAGTCTGATATACCCATTAATGAAACTAGCCCTGTTTTCATGGTTTATAATACCTTGAGAAACAGTCCATTGTAACCCTACTGGGTGACCTATGGCATATACAACGTTCCCCATTTTGATGTTATCTTCTTCATCTTCTAAATCTAGATATGTTAGAGGTAGTCTATCTTGAGGCATTAATACTTGCAATAATGCTAAATCGGCTAGGGGGTCTATACCTATTATTCTAGTTCTATAATAGTTTAGGTCAGCTTCATCATAGAACCAAATGAAAAGCTTTTCTTCTGTGGCACCGTGTATAACGTGATAGTTAGTAAGTATAAAACCATTAGGACTAATAACAACACCTGAACCAAATCCACCATCTTCAGCTACCAATACAACGGCATCTCTAGCATCTGCTAATTCTTCTGAAGATAAAGCAAATGCACCCAAGGGTACCAGTAACATTAATACAAGTAATAGACGCTTCATACAACTCCTTTTACTTATATTTATGTTCAATAGGCTCTTGCTACTTGTGTAAAGGGGTCGAATGTACTAATAGGTGTATCTATTTTAGTATTAGCAACAGAGTTTTGACTAGGTGCATTAATTATAACAGGTGCATTAATTCCAACACCTGCACCAGCTGCTTCGTCAGGTTGAGATATAGCATCCAGTTTCATAGCGTTCATTGCAAAATCTCTACCGGCGTGCATTTGTTCATTTGAAGCAACTACACCAGCTTGTTTAAATTTAATTAGTTCAGGTCCTTCTTCTCCAACCATTGCAAATTGACCAGGACTAATTTTACCACCTCTTCTAAGTCCGAATATGTCAAACATCTTGTTTACTAATTTAAACTCATTAACAAACGGTATGTCTGGTAGCCATTCTGAAATCTTTTGTATATTTTCAGTACGGCGTGCTGCGGCTTCAGCTTTGAAATCTGTTGTTTCTCCAGGATCCGACACCACACCTAATTCTACTTTTTCTTCTTTCTTCTTACCACCTAGACCTAAGAAGTCCATTACCCATCCTACAGGATTCATAAGAAAATCTACTAGACCATCTGGTAAAAAGGCTTTTAGTATCTTGGAGAATATACCCTCAGAACTTCCCATTACAACAGGTTTACCGTCTGCATCAACAATTTGACCAGTATCAGGATCTTTAGTAATGCCCAGTTTGTTCAGTAGCCATCCACTAGGATTAGTAATGAAGTCTACTAGACCAGCTGGTAATATAGCAGATAAGATTTTGCTGAATATTCCTTTAGTCTCACCTACTTTAACATCACCAGTATCTTCTGACGAGAATCCAAATATACCTTTTATCCAAGACCATATCTTACCAGGTATAGCAGTAATGTATCCGAGTAAGGTCGTATCTTCACCATCGGCTCCAGTACCTTGAGTACCCCAACTAAACAAGTCTTTAAACCATGTCCATACTTTAACACCTAAGTCAGTCACCATGGTCACTAGGCCAGTAAAACCGGCGATAACAGCTTCTTTACCGAATGTAAATTTCTCTACGAACCAATCTTTTATTGCAATAGCAGCATCTGATATAAACGTCTTTAGATTAGTCCATCCTTCTACAACAGTTGCTGCTGCAAATAGAAACTTCTCTTTTATCCATGTAACCACGGCTAAGATTGCATCTACAATGAAAGTACCTAGACTAAATGGTGTTGTTTTACCTTCTTCATCTGTACCCCAACCAAAGATATCTCGTAAGAAGTTAATGACCAAGTTATAAGGTATTAATATAATGTCTATAAGTTTTGTTACAAAGCCAAGTGGAGTCTTGGGCCAAGTAAACAGGTCTGTTAAGAATGTTATTACACCATCAAACTTTTCTTTAATAAATCCTACAAGGCCTGTCCATGTACCAGCGATACCCTCTGAAGCCCATGTCCATAAACCTTCAAACCATGCGACTACACTATCCCATACTTCTTTTACAGTGTCAGTAACAGAAGTCCACATTCCAGCAATGCCTGCTGGAATAAATGCTAATTTTTCACCTATCCATGTAAAGAATGGGGCCAGTAATTTGTCGTAAAGGAATTTTCCAACTCCTGAAGCAGCGTTCCATATAGTGCCTAATAGTTTTTTGATTCCAGCAATAGGGTCTGTGAAGATTAGTACTATAGAGGCTACAATATCATTAAAGAATTGTGCTATAGGATCCCAATACTTTGTCCTTAATGCAGCACCATCTGCACCAAATAGATTCAATACTGCCTCTATCAGATTACCAACCATTTTACCTACCAACTCACCAATACTAGTAAATATTCCTAGTACAGCGCCAATCTTTTCTCTCAAGGACATATCAGACCAACCAGAGAATCTAGCAAAAATATCACTAAAGAATTGTGATAGAGCTTTAAAGTTAGCAATCAACATATTCATGAATATGGGTAGTGCTGTATCTTTAACCCATGCTCCTACTGACTTTGCTATAGGCATTATAATATCTACAACCTTTTTAATGCCGGGTATTAATGTACCGTGTATCCATGTTTTGAGTTCTTCAAACGCAGGACTATTCATAAAGGCTATAAGGGCAGGAATGAGTAAGAACAAAGCTCCCTTTTTCAACATACCCATTAAACCTTTTGCACCTTTTCCTGCAGCACCCATAGCCCCTTTAGCTAGTGTGGAGAGTTTTCCACCCATAGCCCCTAAACCTTTATCCATACTATTAAAGATTTTATATAGTCTACTATCTTTCCTTCTATCTTCATTATCTTTTTCTTTATCAGCAGATGCATTACTTTTAAATATGCCACCAATAGAACCAGCAAGAAATTTCATACCATCCATAGTAACAGTGCCCATAGCCTTGGCTACGGCCATAGGATTAGATTTCATTAAGTTAGCTTGTTCCGCTATCTGGGCACGGACATCATTGAGTGCTTGACTCTGGGCTTCTTGCTGACTCACACCAGAAGCAACTAGGCTCTCACGCATTGTTTGTATTTTTTCTGCAATACCTTTAGAACCACCTAGAGAAGCTTTGGCCTGTTCTTTTATGCCCTTATTAAAACTGTCTCCGACAGCTTTAGAAGTTTTCTCATAGCTAGCCTTTAGACTTTGAACACTAGCTGAAACAGCCTTAGGCATATCTTTTATAGTTGCAATAGAACTTTTTATGCCGCCTACAGAGGATGCGATACCCTTCACAGTACCCGCCATAATATTGCCTAAGCCTTGAATACTTTTTTCTATGGGGCCTGTATCTATTGTTGGTGCTGCTGGTGTTGCCATTTACTTTTTACCTTTAGGTAGTGCTGAACCTGGTTTACCAACATATAAGCCAAAGAATGCTGCACCGGCACCTACTATTGTAGATATGAATGCCGCTTGTGCATTAGTGGGGTCAGCTAGTGCCATAAACCATGTAGTAGCTGAATAGAAGGCATAGATATACGCTAGCATAATCATTCTAGGGATTACTCTAAACTTATCTAGCATCCCTGCTGTTTGATTATACCAAGTCTTTTCTTCATCACCACTACTAGGCACCAAGTCTGATACTAGTAGTTCATACTCTTTACTGGTTTCTGATACTTTTACTTTATCGTCTTGCATTTTCTTTTTTTACACGTTCGTTTTCCTGCTCAATCCACTGTGATAATAATGTAACATATACTTCCCTTTCCCATGGTATCATGTGTTCTAAATCATGTAGACTATAATTATGATGTTGCATCATTGCAAAATTCATCTTCATATAGACTTCTAAATTAGTATGAGAAAGGATTACTCGAAAAAACTTTGCATACCCTCCAGTGTTACGTTATTAAATTTCTTTGTGTTAGGATTCTTAAACTTAACAGTATGTGATAGTTTAGGCATAGTCTCAAAGAAACTCTGCACTTTCTGAAACTGCTGTGTATCTAAGCTTTCTATAAATTCATCTAACTCTTTGTCGTTAAAATCTGCACGTTCATGTACTACTTCACCTTCATATATTTGAGAAATACATTTTCTTATCATTTTGAAAACATATTCAGTGTCTCCTCCACTTTGTGGTGTCATAAGGTCGACTTGAGGATATTTCATAAGTATGCCAACCTGGTCTGTAAGTTGAAGTTTGTTAGTATGTTTTTCATTAAATGTTACTTGAACTTCATCTAAGTTTATTTTGACTGGTACTCTAGTTTCTCCATCATCTTCACAAAGTAGTTCTAATTCTACAATCTCACCTACAGACTTAGACCGTATCTTTAAAAATATATACTCTAAATCAAATAGAGCTAATTCATCTATTGATAAGTCTCCGAAAGTACAGTTAATGATAATGTTTTTCATAGCATTAATCATCTCTTGTTCATCGTCTGACTCATTAGCTAGAAGAAGTAGTTTTTCTTCTTTGACCAAAAAAGGTCTGTAAGTTAATTGTTCCTTGCTAGAAGGAATCTCCAATTCATATGGTGGTGTTGATAGTTTTGGTAAAGCCATAATTTATTTTATCTCCATTATGTAAATAATTCGTTTAGTTGACTGCTGCCTGGTATAGGTGTACTTTGTCGAGTGCCACCAGGTGGGGCATCTCCTACAACATGGCGGTAGAAGTTTGCTGATCTTTTATCAGCCACATCTCCTTCTGGGACTTTTGCCCGTTGTACTTTGCCCTTCCTTCTCAACTGGCTCAGCTCAAATTCGCCCAGATGTCTCCAAACGTGATACCCTAGTTCTACAGATACTCTCATAAACTCAGTTTCGTTAGAGGACAATGCCACTTCTTGTGCCACAATTCCTTTAGGGTAGGCATCTATCAATTTGATAGCAAATGTGAGGCGACCTCTATCATTGTACTGTTCTACATATATATCAGTAACGTAATCATTATGGTAGCTGACTTGAAAAGTCCTTCTATCAACCATATTATGTTGCCATACCTCAAAGTATTTCCTTTCTATTAAATCATGACTACAAATAAACGTAGCCTGTACAGGTGCGACCGTTTTGCCTATAGCGTGTTCTCTACTTGGGCCCACTCTAATATCATCTACAGAAGTCGCAATATTTTGTCCAGGTATTACCATAGATTCACATCGTATAAACATCTTTTCTGGTGCTTGAAGCATTATAGGAGATGTAAAGTGCATGGCGAAATTATACTTTCTAGCCCAATTTCTTTTCTTTATTACTTCTGAAGTAAAGTCTGTTATTCTGTGTAACGCCATTATCTCATTTTCCTTGATTGAGCATGAACGGACCTGTATGGTGCTTTTTTGAACGTATGTATAGGTAACATACAAGCAACTGCAAAGTCATTCTCTTCTATTTTTAAAAATCTAGAACCCACATGGCTCTTTAAATATCTTTTTATACAGGGCTTGATATATCGTAGTCTGGCCACTCTAGTCCATCCCATTTGTATACCTTCTTTTGCCCTAGGTTGTACTTTTTCTAATAGTTTCAGTCGCAAAGGTATAGATAAGTAATGAAAGTTTATTCCTAAGAAGCCGTCATTTAAACGTTTTATAGGTATAACTAAAGGAAATATATCATAATAAGGAAGAGTTTCTTCATGTTTTGGAAGATAACTAAAGAGTTGCATACCACCATAAGTAGGCCTAGTAGTTTTATTACCTGTTAGGATAAACTTCCTAGTCATGCCTTCATTGATTCTTGCAGGTAAAACTTTCCTAACCTGGTCTCTATACCATCGTTCAGGTCGGTCTGCACCCCCACTAGCATCTTCTATTTCCTGAAAATAATCTTCTATACTCTTTGCCATATGTACTATTTATATGGATTATTCAGTCCTAAGTCGTGTTCTGTTAAAACTTTAAATTCCATACCATGCTTATTACAATAGTGAGTAGCAGATTTCCATTTAGCCTGGTTCTTACCCCATTCTCTGACTGCATGATACCAGCCTTTAGTCTTCCTTTTGGGGTTAGTCTTAGGTGCCACAGTCTGTTTTTTAGGCTTAATCTCTATAATGTATTCTTTTATAGTGTGGTCTCTCTGTCTGACCTTTGCATAGAAGTCTGGATAGTAACGATGCATCTTACCATCAAAAGGAGAAGTGTAAGGTAATACTACTTCTTCACTAGCCCATTCTATAATGTTTACATTACGGTCTAGGTAGACCATAAAGCGCCTTTCCCACATGGAACGATACTTGATATTCCGTGGGTTACCCTTATACTTGTGTGGGTGTTCTGGGTGGAAAGGACCTGAATAGTATTTTATTTGCTTCTTCTTTTTCATATAAATACTTATATAGATTAGGAAATAAATATGGCAACAGTAATAGAGAAAGACTCAAATGTTTTCCCTTTAGACTATGGTAGTTATGGCGCAGACATTCCTATGGTAGGGTTTCAGGCTTGTTACATCGACCAGAAGTCTAGTGTAGCAGAGCTGACGGTACATAATACTAATAAATGGGCTTGGTTGCCAGTGCCTATAGAAGGGCTACAGGCAGAATATGCACACGGTTGGGAATCAAATACTGTTGGTGTTGCAGGTGCAGGTATATCACAAGCTATTGGTAAACTTACCAGTCCTCCTGAGGGTATGTTGCCACCTAGTCAACGTGGGCAAAGTACTAATACAGGAACGCTTGATGCATCTACCGCCGGGAAGGCGTTGATGCAAAAAGGCCAAGAGATGATGGGAGTCAAGGGAATAGGTACTCGTATGTTAGAACAGGCCTATGTATCTTATAGTGGTCCCGATTATAGGACATTTTCTTTTAACTTTGCATTACGACCAAAGAGTTCAGATGAATCAGACGCTATAGAAAACATTGTACATTTCTTTAAAAGTCATTCTGCGCCAGAACTAATGGGTGGTACTATGGATTTAGTAAGAATGTATAAGGTACCTCATTTGTTTAAAATATTCTTTGTGCCTGATGCTGGTCTGTTTAAAATAAAAGCTTGTGCGTGTACATCTGTAACAGTAAAATATGGTGGAGAAAAATACGCCACTTTTCAAACTACTGACAAACCTATACAGACAGACATTTCACTAGCATTTAAAG